CCACAAAATTCTTTCCTCCAAAGGAAAGAAACGTCTCTGGCTTCAGTTCAGGGCTAATCCCTGAGCCGAGCCGACTATCCTTGACCCAGTAAACAAGAACAGCTTCACAAGATGCTTTAAGAGCATCTCGTGCATGGGAATTACCCTCAAGAAAACTTTCCAAAATTCCCTGCACATGGTAAAGCAAAGTTTTCTCTTCCCAAACAAAACCGCTCTTGCGCATCTTATCAATTGCTTGACGCGCCTTCAATTTGTCCATGCCACAAAAACGAGAGGGATTTGGATCTTGTGCTGAAAGGGCCATCGCAAAACCAAAAGCAGCGTCCCAACTTCCAAGGTCAAAACCCTTGTACAAAACATGTTTTATAAGCTCGGGAGAGTATTCATTTGTCCGACCTGGTCCAAAATAAATGAAGGGCTTCGAAACAAAAGCACGCAATCCAGAGGTAAATGGTCGTGAAACCTCAAGAAAAATGCTTTCCGTGTCAATATAATCCAGAAATTCACGTCCGGTTTTTGTCATCCTCATTTTACCCAAGTACCATTGGAAATAATCACGGCCCCAAAGAGCAGCAGAACGGACACAAGTTCGAATCGTTGAAGTGTAATCCGTCTTATCTGCACCTTTGTAATACCACATCGGAATTTCTTCAATCAAACTCTTAGGCAATGGTCCAACAATCATCGACTCGGGTCCATCAAAAGGGTTCTTCACAAAATAACGACTCAGAAACACAAGATCTTCAAACTTCGAGAATTTAGAAATTTCACCCTTGTCAGGTGCCGTTGCCTTGACACCACACGACTCCAAGATTGGTGGAATTGTGTCTCCGTTAAACCACTGAGCATTGTCAGAAACAGTTCCAATGAAATCATCACCATAAGCATGTATCACACAATTCTCTTTAAAGTGCGATCGTGTCAACGGAGCACCTTCTGCAATTGCAAGTTTTATCCAAGAGTAAGAAAGAAGAATCCAATTTGCGATAGTGTTGTAGATTGTTGTCATAGTACATCCAGATGGGTTACCTTGATGGTAATGAAACAAGTCGCCATCAATCACAACAAAGTGATTAAAACTTTCAATGCCAGAACACTCAATACGCCGCGCATCATAGGGATAATAACAACTTGCAATGCACTTTGAAACAGAATCGAGCAGAACGAGTGACTCAGAAGCATCAAAACCTGAGTAGTCAAAACCAAAATGGTGACTACCCATGTTGATATGCTGATGAATCATTTCATTCCACTCTAATCCCTCGGGGTTAATACCATACGCATGTTGTAACTTCAAACGCGCATCCTTAAACTGCTTGATGAAGGTAAGAAATAACATACGATCTGCTATAACTTTCTCCATCGGTCCAGCTGTAAAAATACGGGTTTTAGCTTCCAACACTCGTTCAATATCACGGCGCTCATCTTTCAATGTGCCCCGAAATAAAGCCGGTTTTATCAACCCCAAATCTCGTGCATCGCAAATATCTTGCACCGCATCAACGACTTCCTGTTTGGGCACATAATGTCCATCCACGAAGTCGAAATAAGCCGTCTTCCCAGCAGAACCCGAAGGTTTTTGCCAGGACCACGGGAAACCTGGTGAAGTATCCATCGCCATACGACTAGCTTGACCATACGCATTAGTTTCGCCATCAATTGAGTCTTGAATACCAAGCTGAAAACACGTATTAATGTGTGCAGCCAGGTCTTGCTTGACCCAATCAATAGCAACATCTAAAAACGCAGGATCAAAGTAGCCTGGTTCAC